GGAGTAGCAAAAAAATTACGACAACCAATTTCGGGTCGTCGTTAAAAAACAAGTGTGTCGTCGTTGGGTCATTTTTTGATAATGCCCTTCGTGACGTGTACTTGCCCGTAGGCAACACAGAAACAGAATACACTACGTTACAACGTAGCAACAAATTAGCCATGCCTAACGCGGGTCAATTGCTGAAGGTTATTTTAAGACATGAATACACAGCGCCGACAAGCGGGACGTTAAGTTTGACCTTGCGACAAGTGGCGTTAGATAACACAACTACGGACAAGGAAACGATTACTACGACGCCCGTTTACGCGTCGCGTATGGAAACGACGTTTGAATTTACGGCTGCGGCGGGCATGGCTGAAGGTTCAACTTATGCGTTTTGGTTAGAAAACAACATGAACCAAGCTATGGGCAATGTGTCTTTTACAATTCTATTTCAACAATGAGCACACGTATCGACACCTTAACTGACGACGCTAAGTTGGACATTCTAGATTCGGAAATTTTGATACCTATTCTAGAAGAAATGGCCGCTAAGATTGAAGACCTTGAAACACGCCTAAGAGTAGTAGAGCCATGACACAGGAATTGATTAGTGTAGCACTTAGTGGAGCGACGGGCATACTGGCTACCTACGTCAAATTGCACACAGATATGACGAAGGTTAAGTCACGATTGTACCAGTTAGAAAAGAATGAGGAGAACGTAGCTAAGATTCTACGCGAATTGATGGACGGCGTAAATGAGATAAAGCTACTACTAGCTAAAAACAAAGTGGAGTGAGGTCACTGAACCGCATTATATTGCATTGCAGCGCCACTATTGAAGGCGCACACTTTGACGTTGCCACTATACGTCAATGGCATACTAGCCCGCCGCGCAATTGGTCAGACATTGGTTACCACTATGTGATATGGCTTGACGGCACAATAGAAAAGGGCAGACCAATTGAAAAGTCAGGGGCGCACACACGCGGCCACAACGCCGACAGCATAGGCGTGTGTTACATTGGTGGGGTAGATAAGGACAACAAACCAAAAGACACAATGACGCCGATACAGGACATAGCATTCATTAAGTTGGTGCAGAGTCTACGCATGGTATTCGGCCAACACCTTACAATCCACGGCCACAACGAATACGCTAAAAAAGCGTGCCCTTCGTTTGAGGTCGCAGACAAATACAATTTTTTAATTACAAATCATGAGTGAGTTTATCGCAGAAAACTGGTTGGCCTTGGTAGTCGGCCTTATGGCCTTCGTAAAAGTTATTGTCAACCTGACACCAACTGAAACCGACAACCAAATCTTCGGGTATATTGACGTGTTGATTACCGCAATTACTGGCGACCGCCGTAAGAAGAGTGAAGACTAACCTAGCGTCTTTGTTGTCACGTCTTGACCTAACTGAAATTTTCAAGACAAAAGGCAACCTACGTCGTTGGTCAGCAAAGCGGACTATAGGCGGCGTTATTGTACTGACAGCGTGTACAGAAATAACGGAGGTTGGGGCAACTTGGCCGCACGTTATTCTGTGCGCGGTCGGTGTCCTACCAATCTGTTTGTCATTCTATGAGCATACCAATACAAATACACGCGCGGAATGTACACGGCGTAAAGAGGGAAGTTGAGGCAGGCGAAAGAACGTACACGCTATTTCTAAGCGACGTACATTTTGACAGCACCAAGTGCGACCGCAAATTATTGAAGAAACATTTAGAACTAGCCCGTGAACGTAACGCAGCTATCTTTCTAAACGGCGACTTCCTTGACGCGATGGGTGGTAAATACGACCCACGCAATACATTGCCCGCAGGGTTACGCCCTGAGTACAGAGGGCAAGACTATTTTGATTTGATAGTCAACGATGCGGTTAAGTTTTTAGAGCCGTACAAAGACCTACTAACTATCTATGTGCAGGGCAACCACGAAACAAACGTACGCAAGCGACAGCACACGGACATAAGCAAACGAGTAGTAAACGGACTACAACACGTCGGGAGTAGTATAGAGTTAGGAGGTTATGCGGGTTGGGTACGTTGGCGATTTGCGTACCGCACCGAACAACGAAGTTATTTGATGCACTACCACCACGGGTACGGAGGCAACGCGCCACGAAGTAAAGGTGTGTTGGGCGTGGATATAGACGCCGCGCGATACCCTGACGCAGACATTTTACTACGTGGTCACGACCACAACAAATGGTATGTGCCTATGAGCGTTGAAAGGTTGACGCGCAAAATGGAACGACACCTACGAACTACCCACCACGTACGTTGCGGCAGCTACAAAAAACTAGGCGACGGGTTTAGTGGATGGGAAACAGAAAAAGGATTTGGGCAACCGCGTTTAGGTGGTTGGTGGTGGGTCGTAGAATACACTGGCGGCAAATGGAATGATTGGGTAGAAGAAGCGATTTAAGTTGGCAGGGTAGTTTAGGTTGTGTACATTGCATTCGCTTGTCTAGGCATCTGATAAGCGCATAGTGTTTTATTCTCCCAACAGGTGAGGCCGTCCAAACGTGGGCGGCCTTTTCTGTTTTGCACGAACAATTGTTGATAAGCAACGTTTGGATATTGCGTACATTGCCGTACATTAGCGTCAGTTAAACAAACAAAACACTATGAGTTACACGTACAGAATTAGCGAAAACGCCGACATTACGTTGCTGCCAAACGACAAGTTGGAAACATTGCAGGAAGCCGTAGGCGGTTACATTCAATTGGTTTCTTCTCCATACGGCGATTGTTACGTCAACGAAGAGGGGTTGTTATTGGGGTTGAAGCCAAACGTATTCGCGTCGGCTATGTTGGGTCAACACATTGTAGGCGCAGTGGTACTATGCACTAAGATGGAAATGAACACGAACCCTTCCACGAATGAAAAGTAAACTGAAGCCAAACGGGGTGCGCAGCACGGCGTACCCCGATACGCCTGCGGAGGACTACAACGCATGGACGGCACACATTACGTCGCAAGAAATTGTGCGCGACATGGAAGAGTATAAGCGCAAGTTTGACGCGCTATGGTCAGAGTTCCAAAAATCAATTCAACAGAACTACGGATGAAAGCGTACCAAATACAATACCTGACGCAAGACGGAAACAAGTTTGTAGAGTGGGTGACGGGGTTGCGCAACGAAGTTGATGAATACATAGACCTACGATGCAAACGCAAGTTGTGGACACTTGACGAACTATGGGAGTACGACAGCAAAGACCCACGTGTTAATACTGGACACAAAGGATTGATAGTAACAAAAGGGAAACTATACACTGATTACCTAGAAGAAATTAACCTAAACTGAAACGATGGAAACGACAAAGATTGAACACCTGACACACACAGGTACAGACCAAGGCAAAGACGGCACAACCTACCACCGATTTGATTGCATTCTAGAAAATGGATTGGTAGGTGAGGTGTCAGCACAGACTATGACCCGTTGGGCGGTCGGCGAAGAGGTAGTAGTTAAGAGTCATAAACACACAAAATACGGGGTGCGGTTGTCCCTAGACAAGGCAGGTTACGCCACACAAAAACAACAGCAACCACGACAGGCGCAAGGCCACAATGTAGAAAGGCAAGAAAGCATTGTCACCCAGTGGGCTATACGTGAAGCGCAGCAATATCTGTTTCATGGTACGACAGCGCCCGACAAAGTAACGTTGTATGACATTTGGGGAGTAGCTAAACACCTGAAGTCAATGCACGACAACTTCGATACATGGGGAGGTATCTACAAAGAACAGACTTCGCAACGTGCGCAAGCCGTGTCAACAGAAAACATACCGCCCGTAGATGCACCTGCACACGGCGATAAAGACTTGCCGTTCTAATGGTACTAATTAACGGAGAGTATTTAGCAGATAGCGTAAACGAAGACGACGTACGTTGGGCTATGCAGTTGGCCGTGACTTCATTACAGGGAGCAGCCAACCACCAAGATTGGGAAAGTTATTGCAACAAAGTTGCTGAAGGCGCGATGCACCTTATAGGCACATTGAATATGATTAAAGATGAACTTGACATTTAACGCATTTATCAAAAAATACTATGGGTCACAGGCAAACATGGAGCGTCAACTTGGATTAGGAGTGAGGACGGCGGCACGTTGGTATCAACAAGACCCGCGACGCTTTCTGTACCACTTGGAAGACATGGTAGTTCAAACGGGATTAGATGCAAACACTATTTTAGAAATTATACAACAGCGTGAAAGCGACCTTAGACATATCAACAATGGGGGTTGAAGAACTGAAGCAGTGGCGTAAACACCTATTGATTAGGTTTGCCTACCAAGAGAATAAGAAAGACGTAAACCTGACTTCTAAGTATAGTCACCTTATCAGGGCATTAGGAGAAGAACTAAACAAAAGATGCAACACGACAAAGTACCTGCCGAGGTAACCCGACAATTTAAGGGGTTGTGGTTACCAGTGGAAATACTGAATACACACATGAGTGCAATAGCTAAATTGTTGTGGGCAGATATACATTCGTTTACAGGCAACCATTCGTACTTCTTTAAGAGCAATGAAACGATAGCACGGGAGTACGGCGTAAGCCAACGCAGCGTATCGCGGGCTATAACGGAATTGAAAGAACGCGACTTAATAGAAGTAAAGACAGACGGCAGGGTGCGTAAGTGTCTAAGCAGACTAGACAATTTGTCTATGCAGGGTAGACAAAATGGCGAGGCAGGGTCGCCAAAATGTCTACATAGAATACAAAGTAGAGAACAACCTAGAAAACAAGTTAGTAGGGCAAAGCCAAATTCACGTCAAGAAGTGTATATCTACTTTAATGAATTGGGATTGGACACACACGAAGCAGATAAATTTGTTGACTACTACGAAAGCAATGGATGGAAACAAGGGCGCGGCAAATCTATAAAGGACTGGCAGGCCGCCGCTAGAAACTGGAAACGCAATGCAGAACAATGGAAACAAAAGTCACGCGGGTTTGACGCGGGCAACTTCACAACTGACGGAGCAATCGACTTCGTTGTTAATGGGTGAGATTGCAGGGGTCACACCTACGGACGCTTGGACAAAGGGCACAAACATAAAGTCGGCTATGAAGGTAGACGAAGTGCATGAGAAGGGCGTGCGGTTGTGGTTGGTAACAGAGGTAGGTAGATTGTGCAAAATGGTTGACGCAAACAAGACCCTATCAACAGACGAAGAGTTGACTATGACTTGTCGAGCCATTGTAGAAGATTTCCCTGCATTGAAATTGGAAGAGGTACGAACTTGTTTTGACATGATTATTCAAGGCAAGATGGGTAAGCTATACGAACGATTGAAGACCGCCGAAATACTTGACGCGTTGCGCAGGTATGAGGGGGAAGTACGCGCACCAATTCTTGAACGGCAAATGCAAAACAGGAAGTATGAACACGTCGATAGGTTAAAGCATGACCTAGGCGAGTCACAACCAGTACGCGAAGCGGTTGACCAACTGAAGGTCACGACACCCGATAAGCCAAAGAATAGTGGGTTGGGTCAGCGCGTCAAGAAACACCTAGGCACGGAGTAATTATATTGTAGATTGTGAGTAAGTCACGCGAAGTAAAAAAACTAGACGCCGTATTCAGTCAATACGTGCGAAAGTTTCACGCCGATAAGTACGGCCTTTGTACTTGTGTGACGTGTGGCGTTCAGCGCGAAGTCAAGTCTATGCACGCGGGGCATTTTATGAGTCGGTCATGTTATAGTACGCGTTGGCTGCACGTGCCCGAAGAAGGTTTAGTCAATGTTTTGCCCCAGTGCCCAAAATGTAATTTGTACGATAGCAACCAAAACTATAAATATGGACTAGCGTTGGACGCTAAGTATGGCAAGGGCACAGCCGAGCGCATATACAACATGAGCAAAGAAACAAAGAAGTATAGTTTACAGGACATAGTAGATATGCGCAAGCACTACAAAAAACTATTGGACGAGTTGTGAGTTGTACCGCCTGCACTGAGCAATTTCTAGTTGATGCGTACGAGCAGCTACAGGATATGTGCCGAATGTATGTAGGCGAATCTTTGGGCGACGACCTTTTTCATGACACTTGCATTTGGTTACTGGAGGACACGACAGGCAAGTACGAAGAAATGTGTGAGCGTGGCGAACTATGGTACTACATTGCGAGGGTTCTAAAGATTAACGCGTTTAGCAAGACGACAAGGTTCTACTACAAATACAAGAAACACAAAGAAATAGAGGACAACACAATAGACTTCCACGTTCAATTCTTAGTGTATAGTCAGGAAACAGAGGACACAATGACGAGGACGATTAAGAACAAGGTGGCAGCCATTAACAAAGTGCTTGCCGACATACCTTGGTTTGAGCGCGAAATTTTCAAAGTCTATTATTTACACGAACACACATTACAAACCCTAAGCGATGCAACAGGAATCAACAAAAACACAATCCACAAAGCCATTAGAAGAGCCAAGCGCAAAATCCAAAAGCACAACGAAGCGCAAGCCACGAACAACAAAGAAGAAAAAAGCACCGAGTAAGGGGCTAGGCGATACCATTGCTAAAGTGACTGAGGCAACAGGTATTGATAAAGTGGTTAAGGCAGTAGCGGGTGACGACTGCGGATGCAAGGAACGTCAGGAAGCGTTAAACAAATTGTTTCCGTACGCGCAACTGATGGATGACGAAAGCAAAGAGAAATGGGAAACTATTTTGCAACCCGCATGGAAAAGCGGAAGATTGCGTAAACCCGAACAAATCCAATTGGTCAATGTGTGGGAACAGGTGTACGGACAACGCAGGAAGTTCACTAACTGCGGCACGTGCTTAGTCACAGCGTTGAAGAAACTAGAACAAGTTTACGAGGCGTCATGCGAATAATGTACGCGGCACAACTGGACGGCTACCAACGCCGTAAAGACAGGTCGGTCACACTGCGATTTGTCACACAGGAATTGTCAACAAACGAGGTAAGTACAATTGACAGCCAACTAGACACCTTTGGTATTTTGTATTTTAGAGGACAAGAAACGATGCCCAAGGAAGAGTTAGAAGAACTAGACGCAATTGAACTAGACCTATACGACGAACCAAAGACACAGAGTCAAAGGTTGCGCAATGTCTTGTTCAAGTTTTGGAAGATGGAAGAACGCGGAAACTTCAAAGACTTTTACAAAAACGAAACAGAGAGAATCATACAACACTATAAAAACAAGTTAGAAGAATGAAAAAGGAAACACACAAAACGCGTTTGTTGGAGTACCTACAGAACCACAAAAGCATAACCAGTCTGCAAGCCATTCAAGACCTTGGCAACACACGACTATCTGCAACCATTCACACATTACGAAGAGAAGGTTACGACGTACCTATGACTATGGTAGACGTACCTAACAGGTGGGGAGGTAAGACAAGTGTGGCACGTTACACGCTAGGTAGCGTATTGTAAACAACAACTAGAAACAATGCCATTCAAGAAAGGACAAAGCGGCAACCCAAAGGGTAGACCAAAGGGGGCGCAGGATAAAGTGAGCAGCGAAGCGCGGGCGTTGTTCGTGTCTATTATGAACGGCGAGGTCAAGCATATCGAGGACGCCCTAGACGCGTTGCGTACCGAGTCAAGCGAGAAGTACCTAAAAGCACTTGGCGGGTTGATGCCATACTTTATGCCCAAGCAACAAGAATTGCAAGTAAGCATGGACGTAGAGCCAACAACGCCGACATGGTTTGACGAAGTGCTAGAACGCACAGACCAAAAAGAAAGCAATTTGGGCAAGGAAGAGTGACGCAGCCCAAGACATACTACGACTTAAAGAGTTGCAAGAAACGCCTATCTATACACCAAGGCGGCAGTCGTAGTGGCAAGACGTTTAGTTGTGTGCAGGTATTGGCTGAGTGGTGCGCGGCCAACCCGAATGCAGGTTGGACAATTAGCGTAGTACGCAAGACGTTTCCTAGTTTGCGCGGGTCAGTGCTGCGTGACTTTGTGGAGGTGCTAACAAGTCAGGGTTGGTACACTGAGAAGAACCACAACAAAACCGAGCAGACGTATTACTTGTTTGGCAATATGTGGGAGTTTATTAGCGTAGACACACCCGACAGAATACGAGGACGCAAAAGACAAATTTGTTACGTCAACGAAATAAACGAGTTGTCGCGGGACGAAACGTACCAGTTGCTTATGCGTACAACAGAGAAGTTCATTTGTGACTTTAACCCGTCGATGGAGTATTCGTACATATACGACGAATTGATACCTAGGGACGACGCCAACTTTTTTATTAGCACATACAAAGACAACCCGTTTCTGAATGCACAGACCATTGCGGAAATTGAACGCCTCAAAGACACAGACGAAAACTACTGGCGTGTGTTTGGGTTGGGTCAGAAGGGCGTCAGCCGTGACAATGTTTTTGTAACACACACGTACAAGGATAGACCTGAACAGGCAAAGCTATTGGCCTATGGTTTGGATTGGGGGTACGCTACTGACCCGACGGCACTTGTTGCAGTTTACATTCTAGGCGATAGGCAGGGCGACATTTATATAGAAGAGGTCATGTATGAAACAGGTATGACCAACCAAGACTTAGCCCAGTATATGCGCGACGTAGGCATAACGCGCAGTGACGAAGTAATTGCCGACAGCGCCGAACCAAAAAGCATTGAGGAGTTACGACGCGAAGGGTTCAATGTCAAGCCCGCAAAGAAAGGTGCAGACTCAGTACGGGCGGGCATTGATATTATGCGCCGCCGCAAGTTGTACGTCAAGGCCGATAGTGTCAACGTCAACAAAGAGTTTCGCAACTACAAATGGAAGTCCGATAAAGACGGCAGGTTGATGGGACAACCAGTAGATTTGTATAACCACGCCGTAGACGCAACGCGTTACGTGTGCCTAAATAAACTAGCCAACCGCACAGGCCATTACGTCATAGCATGAACAAGAAAATTAAGATACCCGAAAGTTGGGAGGACATTACTATTGGTCAGTACCAACACTACACAAAGAGCATTGAACACGCACGCACGGACAAAGAGAAGGCCGTTGTAGCGATTACAGCGTTCTGCGATTTGAATGAATTAGAGGTAGATTACCTGACCAACGCAAGCTATAACGACATTGTGCAGCGCCTAAAGTGGGTAGAGGAAGAACCAAAGGAACATTACGAGTTGGTACAGATATTTGAGGTTGAAGGCAACCAATACGGGTTTATACCGAATTGGGCTAAACTAACCTTTGGTGAATATGTAGACCTTGAAATGCACTGCACGAAGGGCGACCTATGGCAAAACCTAGACAGGGCGTTAGCTATCATGTATCGACCCGTCATTGAACATATCAAAGGCCACTACAAAATTGAGGACTACACAATTGATGAAGATAGGGTGGCGTTAATGCGTGAAATGCCTATGACGTTGGCCGTAGGTGCGATGCTTTTTTTTTGGAATACCGCAGAAACCTTTGCGATAGATATGCCGTTCTATTCACAAGTGTGGAACAATCAGAGGGCAAACGGGAGTTTAGGGATAAATGGGGATGGTACAGAGTAATGTACCGCTTGGCTAACGGGGACTTACTACAACTGGATGCGGTCAGCCGTATATTGATTACTGAGGCGTTTACTTTCCTTGCCTACGAAATCGACCTACAGCTAACTGAAAGCATAAAAATCAATGGAAACGCTTAAAGACATTGACCTGACGTTTCGCACGATTGTAGACGCACACGAAATTCTACAGGCGTTTCACACCAACAGCACGCAGGAACTAGACATTGAACAAATAGGTGTTGACAAATACCCTTTGTTGTATGCCAATTGTAGCGGCGCACAGATTAACAGCGGATATGTGCAGTACAGGTATGAAGTCATAGTAGCAGACCTAGTAATTGAAGAGCAGACCGACACGCTAGTAGACGTGTACACCGAAACGTTTTTGCTTATGCAAGACGTAGTGGCGCAGTTTAGTTTGGCCGTTAGTGCGGCGGCAGACAACAGGGTAAATAAAACATGGGCTTTTGAAATGCCCGTGGATTGTCAGCCGTTTACAAGCAAGTTCAGTAACCTACTTACGGGTTGGTCGGCTACGTTTACAATTCATGTACCCGCACCACTGAACCTATGCGAAGCACCTTTTGAATGATTTTAGAATTAAAGGTGAGCATTTTAGGACGCGACGAGCGTGTCAAGCTAAACAAGGTTTACCAAACACTGAATAGCTATGGGGCGTTTGTGTCTAGAACGGCGCGGGCAATACTGGACAAGGCAGGCAAAAACAGCACGGGCAACCTAAGCGATAGCATTGAACATGAGGTGTCCGTTGACGACCAAGGCAACGCCGTAGTTACGTGGCCTATGGAAAATGCGCCGTATTGGGTATTTGTGGAGAAAGGCGTGCGTGGGGCACTGACAAGCAACAAAGCGCCTGACAGCCCGTTTCAGTTTGGCACAGGTAGCGGCGAGGTGGGCGGGCTGCGTAGGGGCATTAGGCAGTGGATTGTAGACAAGCCCGTAGCCCAGTGGAACGATAAAAAGACAGGTCGGTTTATGTCGTACGACGGCATGGCCTATGTTATTAGCCGCAACGTTTACCTGCATGGTATTGCTCCAACGCCCTTTTTAATGCCTACTATTCAAGCGCAATTTACACGCTACAAGAAACTTCTAGAAAACGCATACGCCAAAGACATTAGCGCAGCGATTGGCAATGTGCTGCAACGCAAAGTCAACAACATTAAAGTCAACTTTAACCTAAGTAATTAATGGCCTTCACACTATACGATATACGCGAACCTGACAAGGTAGTTTTGTGGGCATACGACAACCAACCCGTTCGTGCGTTTGAGTCGTCGTTAGGTACTATGACCAACCCGTCATACTTCGTAAAGGTTTACCGCTATGACCGCAGCGATAACTTCGAGGAGCATTTAGTTACTACCATTCGTTCGTTTCCTAACGCCGAAGGGTTTGGGGTGTTCAATCTGCGCAACGTGTTGTCGGGATGTGTTTACCTTGAGCAGTCGTTATTGAACAGCGACGAATACGAAACGACATGGGATAGCGCGAACAAAGCGCCGACGGCAAACAACCAGTTTAAGGTCAAACTATGTTGGGGCACAACGGACAACGGCAGCGATACAATAGAAACTTGTTCATACCATTACGTCATTGCAGGTAGTTTATTGAATGAGTTTACTGGTAGCGCCGACAGCCCTTGGAACGACTATGTTATTAACGGCACGTCGGGTAAGTTCCTGACCATGCGACCAACTTTGCCCTTCAACATTTTTCTGAACACGCCGACACAGGTAGCATACATATCAGACAACGATAGGTACAGCGTTTCATTTTTGGCGACAAACAACACGGCAGGTTCTGAATTTGACGTGTCGCTAGACCGCATAAATGTGTTAGTCGTTGCGGCGTTCGCAATTTCAGAAACGTTTAGTATTACGTTGCAAGACGTTGCGTATAGTGGTTTTGGCACACAGAACGACGGCGAGGTAGTGCGTGAGTTGCCGTGCGGGGCATGGGACATTGCCAACCTAAAAGATAGCGGCGGCAACTATTTCTACGGCAGCACGCTAAGGGGTTTGATTACAAGCGGGTCGTGGACAGAAATTAGAATCTATGCCGAAGACGGGCTTCAAAACCCTGAAGGCGCGTCATACGTGCGGTTGTTGCGTGCGTCAAGCAACAACATTGATGGGTGCACGACACCAATACAATTGAAGTTTTTGAACAAGCTAGGCGGATATGACTACCTGAGTTGTTTTGCCTACGTCGAGCAGTCTATGGAAATGACGCGCAACACCTACAACAAAACCACAGGCAATTACAACACGGCTAACGCTACCAGTGCGTTAGTGTTGGACGACCCACTAAAGCGCAGTCGAGTTAGCGCGGCAACCAATGTTAGTCGTAAGCTACGGGTAGCTACTGGACACATTGACGAGAACCTAAACACACTGGTAGAACAGATGTTAGTCAGCCGCGAAGTTTTAGCAACAAGGTTCAAGGGCAATGGCACAGACCACGAAGCAGCGTTTTACCCAGTAATTATTACTGACACGTCGTTTAGTTTCATGTACAAGGAAACAGAAAAGGTCATTGAATACAAGTTCAATATCGAGTATAGTAACCAACCTACACCGCTTGCGTAATGTTGCAAATTGCTATTGTCGAACTACTGAAACCGACGGCTTCAAAACCATACCCGCATAGCGACTTCTACTACCTTGACGTCAATGACTTGTCTTTGTCGCTAAACTTTGAGTTGGCCGACATGACTGAGGTAGGGCGCAGTAAAGCGCCGCACACCCTAACGTTTGACCTACCCTTTACCGACACCAACGACAAACGGCTTATGCGTTTTCGTGAAATTGGTAGCACAGGCAACGCCAACACAACCGAGGACGTAGTAGTTTTTCACAACGGAGAGCGCGTGTTGGCAGGCGTTTTGCAAGTGACGTCAGCCGATTTACAAGCAAGAAAATACAAGTGCGTCATATACGGAGCGACTATAGACATTTACGGCAAGTTGCGCAGCGCGTCGTGGGTCGATGTGTTTACAAACCCTGACGGCACAATATCGCAGGCGCTAAACCACCGCAAGACCGCCGAAAATGTAAAGCGCAGCAACCACGGGTCAGACGTTGCGCCTGCCTTGTATGATATTACGGACGGCGAAGTTGGTGAAGATGTTGTGTGGTATCCAATACAAGACACATATCAAGACGTGCCCGAAGGCGCAAGCTATAGCCCGTATGTTTTGACGCAAGGTTTTGTAACAAATAGTCAGACAGGTTCGCGGCGATGGACGGCACGCAGTCATGTACCCGCCTTGCAGGTCAGTTATTTGTTGCAGGTAGTTATGCAGTACGCAGGGTATGAACTAAACATGACCGCAGGGGCTATGGCTACAAGCGGGGACACGCCGCGTTTCGACAAAATGTATTACCTGACTGACCCTGAGAATCAAACATACAGACCTTACTACGGGGCACAGGTGGTAGGCAGTCAATTGTTATCAATACAGGGACAAGTCACGGACACGGGCACGGGAACTTCGACCAACGTTATCTATTCAATTTATGGTTCTAGTACGACGACAAGCACGTCGATATATGAAAATTGGTTTAATATCGAGGCGTATACGGCTACGACACCGACGTACGACCCTGACAATTTATTTACCCAATTAGGGTTTGAAGCGCCCAACACTGGCACGTACGTGTTTACCATTCGTTGGCGATACACAAAAGGCACAACACCAGACTTACACAAAACAGGAGTATCTGCCCTAAACTTTTCAGAGGGAATTGAAACGCCGATACAATGGGTTAGTATTAGTTCAGGCCAAAGTTCAGGAACGTCGGAATACAACAACGAAGTCACGACAATTGTCACCGCAAGTGTAGGTCAATACATTGTTTTCAAATTTCATTGGGAGGGCGTGGCGGCAGCTAATCCAATTGTAATTGAAAGCAACGACTTTGCTGTTACGCTTAACAGCTACATTGCCGACACTGACTACCTAGCCGTGCCACAAAGTATTGGTCAGGAACAAGTCGGCGAATGGTTTGAGGCGTTAATGACCCGTTTTAATCTGGCGCTAGATGTGAACTTCTACACAAAAGAAGTGAGTTTGTTGGAACGGGCGAAGTTGTTTAATGACGACCCTTCGTCAGCTAAGGATTGGTCAACTAAGGTAGACCGCAGCAAGCCCTTTGTTGTGCGCGGCAACGGCGATAACCTGCACAGACAAATTACTTTTCAAAGTGCCGAGGGTGAGGAGTACGCGACGCAGTGGTGGAACGAAACGTATGGAGCGTTTGACAGGGCGATATTTCGCAGCACCTTGCCGTACGCTAAGGGTGACGAAACGATAGGTGAATACTTTGCGTGTCCACGTTTTAGGCGATTGCCTGACAGCGTAAACACGTACAACCACTTTTACGCCGACGGCATTAACCAAAGTGAAAAACCTATTTTTCTGTACGCACACCAACAGGAAAGTAGTTACGACGCGTCACCACGCGGCCACGTGCCTACCTTATTGTACAGGGGTGAACAGCAAGAAAGTTACTATCTAGGCGTTCAGGACAACCTGATATTGTACGACAACGCAAACGACACGACACAACTTGCACAGGCAAGCATTAAATACACGTCAATACCGCAGGCATGGTACGGCAACCGCACATTGTATTTCAATCAAATGGGTTCAATGGATGGGGTTGACCATGCCACGCGGCAGGGGTTGCGAGTGGCCGCGTATGGCCGAGAGTTGCGGGATAAATACAACACAGAACAAAGGGTTGTCGAGTGCGAAGTGCGTTTGGATGTAGCCGACGTTAGTAACCTAAGCTATAGCGACGTCATACGCATTGACACACAGCTATACTACATTGACGCTATTCGTGAATACTACGTTGGACAGCGCAGAAACTGCAAGGCACAACTAAGAAAGTTTGTGTATGCAGGGAACGTAGAACAGGCATTAGGCACGTGTACGCTCGATGTACAAAACATTGAGGTGTCATGCGACGGCCTTGTCACATTTATTGATAGTCAGGGGTTGTCACTGGCGGGCAACTATGGTTGTTGTTTTTACTACGGCGGCGGCACATGGACGTGGGACGAAGACACGGGCAGGTGCAACACTGGCGCACAATGTGATTCGGCGTTGTTTCGCGGCATGAAAAACCAAGGTGGCATGGTGTCGAAGGACACATTAGGGTACATGAACTTTGGCGCGGGACAAGTCGTGTACGGCGTCGACGACAGCGACAACACGCAAATCATTACTTTTCAATTAGAAACGTCAAGCGTCACGGGGGGCACGTATAGCTACGGCAAGTCTTCAGACAACATTGACCACTTTCTTTTGCCGCCCAATGTCAACGTAGGGTTTAATGTTGAGTACATAGCGACAGACACAACAGACGCAAACAAAGGCGACGTAGAGTTTGGCACGTGGACAGGTGTAATTCGCAGCATAGATTTTGTGACTAGTAAGGCGGGTGCAGACGACGTAACGTCACGCATTGGCGATACTTCGCCTCTAAGTTTTGGCGTTGAGGCGGCAGTAGTTGACGACAAAAACTACGTGCGTTTTTATTGCGGGGGCATTACTGGCGACTGGACAATTCAAGTGACAGCCGAGGTTAGAGTAATTGACCAAACACAAACGAGTGCGGTTAAGGCAATGGCTATGCAAGACGAATCATACATATTGATACAAGACGATTACTTACTACTAGGATGAAACAGCTAATAGAAGACGTTGGCGCGTCATTGCCGCAAATGATACAGATAGGCCAACATGGTAAGTTTAATAAGAAGCGGAAGGTGTACAAGTATTGGTACGGGTACTATGACTTGAATACACGTTTGTGGGATAAGGTGAAAATGTTGATGAAATATGGCTGAAGAACTAATTGTACAGCTAAAGGTCGAAAGCAAAGAGGCGCGTAAGTCGCTCGACGACTTTGGTAAATCTTTGGAGAAGACGCAAGAAACTGCAAGTCGTGCAGCAAAAAAACCGACCAAAGACTGGAAAGGGTTAGCCGACTTGTTTACAGGCATTTTGCCGCGTAACCTACAAGGTGTTTTGCGCACGTTTAAGAGTACAGAACGTGGCGTACAACGCGTGTCAAAAAGTTTCAAGGCATTGAAAGCGGCGTGGGCAAGCATTGGTATTGGCCTACTGATTATTGCCTTGGAAGAACTAGTAGCTAATTGGGACGCGGTTAGCGACGCAATTGGATTGAGCAGTGAAGAACAGCGCCGTAATGAGAAGATAGCGGAAAGTCAAAAACAGGCGTACGTTCAACTTAACACAGAAACAGAAAGTTACATTGCGATACTGCAAAACCAAGCAAGTACAGAGCAGTCAGTAGCTAACGCGGTTGACGTTTTGAACCGCAGTTTGGGCAACGTCATTGACACAGAGGCAAGCCGCGAAGAGCAATTGAAACAAGCGCAGGCCGCACTGGAGGCAAAACAACAGGCGGAACAAGCGGAAATTAAGGTGCAAGAATTGCGCAACGCCGTAATGGAGGACAGCATGACGTTGACCGACGACTTAACGGATTTGCAGACGGGGTTAATGACAGCGTTTCGTACACCTAAACAAATCGCCGCCGCGCAGGTCGAACGCCTACAACAGAACAAAGACCTTAAAGAGGAGTTAGAAGCGCAGGTAGCCGTACTAGCGGAACAAACGAAGGCATACAAAGACCTTCAAGAACAAGCTAAACAAACAGCGGACGAAAGACGTAAAGAAAAAACAGAGGCAGAATCTGCGAGTCGTGCTGCCGAACAAGCGGCAAAACGTCGCGCCGATGCCCGCGAAAAGATTGAACAAGAAACGGCAGACTTCCTAGAAGAGTTAGGTAAGACCGAAGAGGAGCGACAAATACTGCGCCTCGAACGCAAACAAGAACGCGAACGAAACGACGCGCAAGAAGCGCAGTTGAGCGCCGAGGAGTACACAAAGTTGTTGCAGAAACAAGCCGTTGAACTCGAACAGCTAGAAGACCAAATAGACAAAAGACTTCAAGAACGTGTTGCCAACGAACAGGCCAAGCTAGACGAGGCATTGCGCACGCGTGAAGAGCAACAGGTTTATGCAGTCAACGAACGCTATGACAAATTGGTAGCGTTAGCCGAAGAGTACGGACGCGATACCATAGAATTAGAAGCACAGCGTCAGCGTGAACTAGACGACCTACAAAAACAAACGCGTGAAAGCGCGGCACGGCAACTGCAAGAATACGCGGAACTAGAACGCGAATTGGAGTTGTTGTCTATGGACGAACGCACAGCGCAGTACGAGCGTATGCGCGACGAGGTGCAGGCAGCATTTGACGAGCGCACCAAAATCGCGCAGGAAGCGCGGGATAAGCGTATCGAACTGGCAGACCAAACAGGCGAAAGTCAAGAACAAATTGAGCGCGAATACCAAGACACCCTAACGGCTATTGCCGCGCAGGGTGCAGCCGAACGTGCGCAAATTGACAACAAAGAAGCGGCAGACCACAAAGCGATACAGCAACAAAAGTTTGACGCCGTGCAAGACTTTGTGGCGTCAACTAGTAATGCGCTAAATAGTTTGCAAGACTTGCGCGATGCGCAAACGGAGTCAGCCATTATTGACGCAAAACTACGTGGTGCGTCAGACGAAGAAATTGCACGCATTCAGGAAGAGGCGGCAGTACGTGAACGCAGGTTGGCAATAACGCAGGTGTTGCTACAGCAGGGTATGGCCTTGGCTAACGCTATTCAAGGGGCGACAGCAGCCGCCGCAGCCACCACTGCCGCCGCGCCAATTACTTTGCCTATATATATTGCAACTATGGTTGGGGCAGTAGTCGCAGGGTTTGCCCAAATCAAAAGCATTATGAACGAAGCGAAAGCCGCCAACATACCTTCGCCAAGCGCAGGCGGCGGGGGTGGCGGGTCAAGGCCGCCGCAGAATGTACTAGACCCTAACTTAGCTGAAGACTTTAGTAATGAGTTTACAGGCGGAAGTGGTCAGTCCACGTCGTTTAGGTCATACGTTGTTTTGTCCGATGTACAGGGGCAAGAAAGCGATTACGGAAACATTGTACAGAACGCAAGTTTGTAAACAGATTATATTGAATAGTGATGAGCCGCAAACTGATTGAGTTGTTAATTGACGAAGCCGAAGGCGCATTTGGTGTCGAAGCAATTTCGTTGGTCAAAGAACCTGCAATTGAAGTCAATTGGGTCGCCTTTAATAAGGAACAAGGCAAGTCGCGGGTAGTACAATTAGCGCAAGTTGATGAAGAGCAGCGCACATTGATTGCACCTGCACTTGTCCCTGACTTTAAGATTGTACGTTACGACGAAGCCAATAACGAAGAATACGACGTTTACTTCAGCAAGGAAACGTGTAAACTGGCGAGCGAATTGTACATGAAGTCGCAACGCAATTTGAACCACACATACGAACACGCCGAACCCGTCGAGGGTGTCAGCGTTGTAGAGTCGTGGATTGTCCAAGACCCAAAGATGGACAAAGCCAACTTGTATGGGTTTAACGATTTGAACGAAGGCACATGGATGGTACGCGCGAAAGTTGACAACGACGAAGTATGGCAACAGATTAAGTCGGGCGATGTACGCGGCCTAAGCATTGAAGGTTATTTCTTGGACAAGCTAGAAAAGCTAAGTAAGGCGCAACCTAAGAAGCCGACGTTTTGGCAAACGCTATACAACAAAGTCACTGGCCGCAACTTCTACGCTGAAGCGACTTTGACTAACGGCGATGTGCTTGTAACAGAAAGCGAAGAGTTTAGCGCGGGGTGCGAGGTGTACACATTGAACGAACAAGGTGAACCTACAAGCATTGATAGCGGCACATACCAAACTGAGGCGGGCGTAGAACTGGAAGTGTACGACGGGGTATTGGTAGAATACGACGGGGAAGTAAAGGCAATTGAAGAGAAGGAAGAGGAGGTAACAGAGGCCGAACCAGTAGAGTTGGACGCTATGAAAGTCAATTACTACAAGGCGTTGTTGAAAAACAGATACGCAAAGAGTATGGCTAAACAGCGTAAAAGTGCTACATTGAGCGCAGTAAAACAACAAAGCATGAGCGCACAAAGACAAGCACAAAACATTATTGATGACAACCTTGACGCGTGGGGTGAAAACGGCGAAGGACTGGCTGAAGCCATTAGCGAAATTGCGTTGAACGTTGACCCTGAGTTGGTGTCGTCTGTTTACGACCCAATGATGGACGCAAGCAAAGCGTCAGAGCGCGGCGACCTAGATAAGGCACGCGACTATTTGTCAGAGGCGTACGATAACGCCGACAGAAATATGCAAGTCTACATCGACCAGTTGTTGCTTGCTATTGGAACACTGGAACAATACAGCTAAACCACGACGATATGAATACGACCCAAATTAAATACATTATGTCGTTGGTGTCAGACGTAATGGACTTGTACCACATTGACGGAAGGGTCGATTATGATTCGCGTGGTAGGTACACGTCCGTGGTTATTGAGGATTACGGCATCTTGCACAATAACGAACCAGTAGCTTATCATCCACGACGCCTTGACGATTTCATGAGTGAGTTGTCAGTTGTGCTAGAGGAATACCTTGGAGAATTTAGTTATCTAGTTCCTCATGTTATGTTGGACGGCAACGATATTTTCATTGACATTACAGACCATTAAGACATGATTTTAGAAGTAGCAGGTGGCCGCATTATTGATATGACCGACGTCGTGTATGACGCGTTTAGCGAAGTGGGTGTGTCTATGCAAGAGGCCGACAAGAATTACGACTTTGACAATTTCGGCGACCTTATCGAAATTCAGGTTAGCGCAGACAGCGACGACTGGATGAAGTATGAAGACCTATTGTTTGAGGTTGCCGACGCAATTGATATGCAGGGTGAATACGAAGCGACAATTCTATAAACCACAACGATATGTATGGATATGGTAGCAGAGAGTACGGGGCATTAAACCCCGTTCAAAAGCGTTTCTTTGACGCGTACCAAGAACACCCTTCAATTCTTGGATATGACGACTTGGTTGTTGACAGCGACGTAGATGTGGAGGTGCGAACAAGTGTTGTGCGTGGCGATGAGGAGGACGTTCTTTTTTATGCGCAAGACCTTGCGGATGACTTGGGAGCAGATATAATTCACGCGTCAACGGGCGACGGATATGTGGACTTCATATTTACCTTATTGTAAACCACAACGATATGGGATATTACAACGGCAAAGAATTAGAACAAGACCTAACGTCAGCGTGTAAGGAACTTGACCGCAACTTCAGTGGCGGGGCATACTTTTTCGACTTTTACCTTGACGAAAGGTCAATGCTTGCAGAGTGCTACATTGAGAACAAGGGCATTGAACCCGCAGACCCCGAAGACATTAAGGACGTAATACGCGACAACGTGGGTTACATTCTGGATATTTTCGATACTGAACTAGGAATGGGAGAGTATAGCTTTCAAATTATTGTAGAGTACACACCTATCTAAACCACAACGTTATGAACGGCAGACAAGCAATGGATATTCTAAATCGAGAGGGATTTGATGGGTTGGAAACAATCGCAGACGAATTGCCTAATGGTGACGCCTACTTTGCGGTCATTACCGCCTACCAAATTTTGAACAATCGCGGGTGGGATGGGTATGAGAAAGCGACAGACCTTCTATTTGAGGCGGCAGATTATTTGGACGGCAGCGAGCAGGATTTGATTGATGAAGTCTTGGCTTGGCTAGACGAAGAGTATCTACGTTGGGACTCAAGTAATTATTAAAACCACACAATGTACACATTAAAGGAACTGCAGAAAGAAATTGAGCGAGCCGCACAAAACGGCGACGACTTGGGTTATGACGTTTCGTTTGCCGACGACTTGTTGTACGTCGAATACATCCACGAATTGAAGGAAATGTTGGACGACGCAAGTAGCAACGAACTTGACGCATTGTCTAGCTACGCGACCAACAAATTGTTTGATATGTTGCAACAAACCTTTGGAGAACGTTACATCTAAACCACAACGTTATGGCAATTACCACCGCAATCATTGTAGTAGCCGACGCAAATTGGGTTGACGTTGAAGACGTAGTAGACAACACGATTGGAATGCGTGGGTCGTTTTACACCGAAGAGTATTTCAATGACGTTTGGCTTTACTTGGAAAACATGAACTGGACTGACGTAGACGAAATTGACGCGGCACTTATTCGCGCAGGGTTTGACGTTATCGAAGTGCGGGACGCAAGCAGATAAAATGGCACGAATTGAATTTATTATTGTGGAGCACGACGACCTAACGGACGTCAAGAGCGACATTGACAACGCAGGTTTAGACACCTATGTTGACCGATACAAGTACACAAACAAATACAACGTACAGATTACAACGTACCCACTTGACGAGTATGAACTAGACGACTTGCTTGGCGAATTGTATGAAATTTACGGGTACAATAACGTTAGGGTGAAATGAGAAAAATTACAGACATTGCTTCACGTGCTGAAGTTGGATTAGCCAACGAATACGCGGACGAAATGACAAGCGACCAAATGGCTATTGACATGGTTTTTGACTTGTTCGAGGACGTGAATTACAACGTCGCAGCCAAAGTTTTAGAGCCATATTACAACGGCGGATATGATACCTACAAGTACGCTAAGGCAATTGCGGAAGACTTGCGTTGGGACATTTACGGGGCATCCATTGTCGGGTGTTTGATTCTTGAAGAATGGGGGCATCCATTGGCCGATAAACTAAACGACGTAATTGTCAAAGACGACCCTTCAATTTTTGATGGGTATTGATGAATAAACGAAGCCCTATAAAACAGGGCATCTAATTTTTAATAACAAACAAATGTTCAAAAGGAAGTTTGAAGAAGAAGCAGCGCCTGCGGAAGCAGCGCCTGCCGCCGACCCTGCAACTGCATTGGTCGAGGCGTTGACCGCAATGGGACTCAACGCAGAACAAGCCGAGGCCGTACACCAAATGGCTATGGATTTGGTAGAGGCAGCACCTGCCGAAGCACCTGCCGAAGCTACAGAGGTGGAGGCGTCACGCCAACGCAAGTCACGCATGGGTCGCGGACGTCGTTCGCGCTACAGCCGTATGTCACGCGAAGACCGCGCGGAGTTCCGCAAGCGTCGGGCAGCACGCCGTGGTCGCACGGAACGTACGGAAATGAGCCGTGAACGCAACACTATTGCACGTCAGCGCCGTCAGATTGCGTTGATGCGTAAGCAACTTGAAGAGTTGGGTTCTGCGCCCGCTGCACAAAAGTTGAGTGCTAACCCACACAAAAACGCCCCAGTCGCTACGGGTGCGCTGCAAGCCGAAGGCAACAGCGTAAAGGAGCGCGTTTCTAACATGGTAAATAAATTGATGAAATGAACCGCTACAGGTCACTAAACCGCACACGTCGTCGGGCGTTTGCGAATCCAAATTTTGGTACGCCGAATGCACCTACTTATGCAGGTGATTTGGTGTTGCCATTTGTCGCGCCTGCCGTTAAGTCGGGCGATACAATTGCTAAGAACTACGTCCGCACATTGGACGGAATTACAAACAAGGCCGTCATTCAAACGACGTCTATTGCAGACGACATTATTCAGGGCGCAAACTGCGCGTTCCAAGACGGCAATAGCGTTACCCTGAACGAGTCTGTGTTGACTTTGACTGACCTTAAAGTCAACGAGGAGTTGTGCCGTGGTACGTTGCTCCCTTCATGGGTGTCGCAGCGTGGTTCACGCGCTACAAGCGATTGGGGCACGCCTGAGTTCCGCGCCTTCGTTATGGAACAAACCGCAGCTAAGACAGCCGAAAGCGTTGAGAACCTGATTTGGAAAGGCGGGTCAGTCTTCACTAAAGGTTTCTTGTCTAACGACGGAACATTTGACGAAGACGGATTGTCTAATTCAGCGTGCGCAGGGGCAACCTACACAGAGTTTACCGCTGCGTCATTGAGCGCAACTAACGTTATTGCGTCATTTGGCGAAGTGTACCAAAAAGCCGCTGCCGATAAGTCTGGAATTTTGGCCAAGCCCGACCTGAAGTTCTTTGTATCTTCTAAGACAGCCGCATTGTACCGCCAAGCATTGGCAACGGCAGGTGGTTCTGCCTTGAGTTCAGGCGACTCTGTGGGAACAGGTTACAACGCACAGGTTACCAACCAAGCGTTCGGTCAATTGAACTTCCTTGGAATTACAATTGCTGAGTGCCCAGGTATGTTTGACGACGCTATTGTGTTGGCACAGACCGAGAACTTGGTTGTTGGTTCTAACCTTATGACAGACCTGATTGTTGCGCAATACATTCCAGTTTACCAGTACGACGGCAGCGATAACGTGCGTGTGGTCATGCAGTTTGGATTGG